TATATTCATATGATACATACTAAATATCTTCGCATGAGAAATATTGCTGAAGGTAATCAGAAAACAAACTTTGAAGCACTTGAAGATACACTTATAGATATGGCAGTTTACTGTGCAATGTATGCAGCATACTTGGAGAATAATAAAAATGAGTTATAAACATAGCACATTACATCATAAATATTATGAATCAATGCCAGATAGTGCACCAGCAAGAGTTGCAGAAGTATGGAAAACTCATGAAGGTTGGCTAGTTATAAAATTATTTCGTAATGAAGTACATGATATAGTTACTTTATTTAATCACAGCGAACAGTATGCAGAAGACTGTGCTGAAAACTTTACGTTAGGAATAGGACAAGATGAGTAATACAATTGATTACAAATACCTTGATGTTGTAAGTCGAATACTTACACAAGGTCATCTAAGAAAAGGTAGAAACGGTAATGTTAAATCTTTACCATTTCAAACTTTAGAATTTAATATCTCCGAACACTTTCCAGTACTTAAATCACGTAAAATATTTTGGAAAGGTATTGCTGGTGAATATGCAGCTATCATTAGAGGTCCAACACATGTTGATGACTTTACTTTATGGGGTTGTAACTACTGGAATCAATGGGCTAAAGAAGATGGCTCGATTAATGTTGACTATGGTAATGCATGGATTGATTTCAACGGTGTAAATCAAATGGGTAATGTCCTTGATAGTTTACTATTTGATCCATATGATAGACGTATGGTTATTAGTGGTTGGAATCCAGGTAACTTAGAAAACTTAGATTTACCATGTTGTCATCATAGCTACCAGTTCTGGACTGATGGTAAAGATGTAGACATGTTATGGATTCAAAGATCAGGTGATTTTATGGTAGGTGTACCAAGTGATATGGTATTTGCTAGTATTATGTTAGCTTGCTTTGCAGATGCTGCTGCACTTAGCCCTAGAAATATTAAAATGGTAATAGGTGATGCCCATATTTATGAAGAACATTTTGATAATGCACTAAAGCAAATCAATTCTACATTTTATCATCACAAACCAGCAACCTGGTCGCTTAGACCACAAGAAGATTTGTATAGTTTTATACCAGAAGATTTAAATTTAGATTATTATGAACATAATGAGGCAATAAAATATGAACTTAAAAAGTAAAATGGTATCTGACATTGAAGATATGCACAAAAAGTATCAAGTAAATGAATGGGTTACTAAACAATTAGAAGAAAATAATATACAAAACCTACAACAATTACTCGCATTCAGATTAGATTTTGTTGAAGAAGAATTTGAAGAAACTTTAAAAGCTTTTGCAGATAAAGATCCAAAAGAAATAGTTGATGGCTTAATAGATATTATAGTTATTGCTATAGGTACACTAGATATATTTAATGTAGATACTGATTGGGCTTGGGAAAAAGTTCATAAAGCTAATATGAATAAAGAAGTTGGTGTAAAACCTGGCAGACCTAATCCTTTAGGACTACCTGATTTAATTAAACCAGCTGAATGGACAGGACCAGATCATTCAGATAATACAGGAATATTAACAAGAGTTTTTAATAAATAGAAAGGATCCTATTATGGATTTCAATACAGCAACAATCAAAGTAACACAAGATTTTATAGACCAAAGAGATGAGCGTTCAAAGAAATATAATCCAAGAGGAAGAGATGGTATTCAATTAAGAATGGACATTGAATGCGAAATATTTGAATGGCATATGATTAAAGAACATAAATGGCAGGATGATACTCGATGGGAAATTGATGGTGTCTGTCCAGTATATGGAAATGTTGATGTTAAATTTATAAAGAAATGGTACAACTTAACTTGTCAAAAATTAATTTATATACTAAGACAACGTAGATTAGTAGATCATTTTATCTTTTGTGAATGGGAAGAAAGACCAGAAAGATTATTAGAAGCAGGTGATGTAGTTAAAGTAAATGTGTTAGGAGCACTACAATACTGGGAAGTAATTGATAACCTAAGAACATCACAATTTAATGGATACTATACAGATGTCAAAAAGATTTTATCGAAGCGAGGTTGATCACTTAACAGACAAACCTTTTAAACGATTTAAATGTAAAGAATGTAATAAATATTATTTGAGAATGCAAATAGATAAAGACTTAAAAATTTGTCCGCGTTGCTCAAATGGAAAGGAACCTAATGAGGTTAGTATTTGATATAGAAACAGACGGACTAGACGCAACTAAGATTTGGTGTTTAGTAATGAAAGATATTGATAGCGGTCGCATCATGAAATATACAGATCATTCAAATAAGTGTGATGGTAATGTAGAATTAGGCTTAGCTATGCTAAAGAATGCAGAGTTATTAGTCGCTCATAATGGGATTGGCTTTGATGCATTAATGATACTTAAAATATATGGTATTGATTTGTATGATAAGAAATTCTTTGATACATGGATTGCATCGCAAGTATTAAATTATAGAAGACCACACAAGCATGGCTTAGCAGGATGGGGTGCGCATCTAAAATATCCTAAGCTAGACTACCATGATTGGTCTGGATTCTCAGAAGAGATGATGACATATTGTGTTAGAGATGTTCAATTAAACTATGTTATATTTCAAAAGTTAATGGAAGAACTAGAAAAATTAGCAAAGACACAGCCGCTTATTCGTGAAGGTATTAAATCTGAAATGGAAGCTGCTAAGTTTGATGCATACTGTAGACACTACGGATGGCAGTTTGATACAGCTAACGCTTTGAAATTGTTAGATAAAATCAAATTACGTATGTCAGTAATAGAAAAGAACGTTGAACCTAAACTACCTAAAGTTACAAAGCTAATTGATAAATCTCCTAAGCTACCTAAGTTTACAAAGAAAGGTTATTATACTGCAACAACAGCACGTATATTATCTGAGTACTTAAACAAACCAATAGCTGTAGAAAATACAACAGCTTGGCCAGCAGGTAAAGAATTTCAAAGAAAGATTACTGCACCAGCTAATCTTGGTAACTTAGAACAAGTTAAAGAATATCTATATTCAATTGGATGGGAACCTGATGATTGGAAAATGGAAAGAATAGGTCGTGAGTTTGTAAAGAAAACACCTAAACTAACTAAAACTTCACTAGATAAACTTGGATTTGATGGTTCATCTATACATCATTGGACTACACTTCGATCACGTAAAGGTATTGTTGAAGGATGGATGAGAGACTTAAAAGATAATAGATTACATGGTAAACTATGGATTGTAGGTACTCCGACATTCAGATGTAGACATGAAGTAATTGCCAACTTACCAGCAGCAGACGCTGAACTTGGTAAAGAGTTAAGAGAATTACTTATTGCAGAACCTGGAAGAAAGATTGTAGGTGCTGACTCTAGTGGTAATCAATTCAGATCTCTTGCACATTATGTTAAATCAGATGAACTAACAAATCAAATATTGTCTGGAGATATACACCAGTACAATGCAGATATTATTGGTACTGATAGACGTACTGCAAAGACTTGGATATATGCTTTCTTATTTGGTGCAGGTGCAACAAAGCTTGGACAAGTATTAACTGGTACCGGTAATCTAAAAGCAGGTAAAGAATCTATGGCTAAGTATGGTGATGCTATTCCAGGTTTAAAATCTTTAAAGCAAAAGATAGAGAACATATGGAACGCTACAGTAAATCATGGACCTGAAGGATATGTTCCAGGACTTGATGGTCGAAGAGTTTATACTCCACAACCTTATCAAACCTTAAACTATTTACTTCAAAGTTGTGAAGCTATTACTACTAAGTCAGCTTTAGCATACCAAATGCAAATGATTAAGAAAGAAAAGCTTGATGCACAACCAAGACTTTATTATCATGATGAAGTTGCATGGTCTGTAGCTGAGAAAGATGCAGAGCGTGTGTTAAAAATTCTAACAGATTCATTTGCTGAAGGACCTAAGAATGTAGGTGTAGAAATTATGGCAGGTGAAGGTACAATCGGTAATACTTATGCTGATGTTCATTAATTGAAAGGAAATATAATGAAGAAAATAAATATGTTTATAGATGCTGATTCTATATTCTTTAAGATTGCATATAATGCAGCAAGTGATAAAGAATTAGCAAGCAGTTACGATAAGTTTTGTAGAACAATGGAATTAGAAGTAACAAATAAACTTATGAATCCATTTGCAGATGATGAAGAACTCTCTCCTCTCTATGCAGTAAAAGGTAAAGATAATTTCAGAAAACAATTAAGTTCTGATTATAAATCTAAACGTCCTGAATTAGATGAAGGTATTAAGAAAAGATTAAACTTTTTACATTCACATGCAATGAATAAAGGTGCAGTTGCTTCTACTGGTATGGAAGCAGATGACTTAGTTGCAATCTGGGGATATGAAGCTCGTGAAAAAGATGAGCAATATGTTATATGTGGTATTGATAAAGACTTACTACAAATTCCAGGTAACCATTATAACTATGGTAAAAATACCTGGAGTTTTATTGATGACAATACTGCAAACTATAATCTAATGATTCAATGTTTAACTGGAGATAACACCGATAATATTAAAGGTATTAAAGGTATTGGTCCTAAGAAAGCTGAAGCAATACTAAAAGAAATTATAACTCCAGCAGACAGATGGGAAAGAGTAATTAAAGAATGGGAGCATCATAACTATGAAAGATATGAACTTGAACTCTCATATAAACTACTAAGAATGTTAACCTCATGGGAAGAATATGAAACTATTAGAACACACATTCAGAGTAAAACCACTATCAGCAAACGTAATGACACACCGAAACAAAACGATAAAGCAGAAAGTATATCTGGATTATCAGAATGAATTAAGAGATGAACTAATGGGTCAAGTCTGGCCCTTTGGTTCTGATCAAGTTGCATTCTATATTGTAGCAGGAATGTCTAATAAAGGAGCTGACCTGGATAATATACTTAAACCTTTATTCGATACTTATCAAGGTATCTTTGAAGAGTTTAATGATAATAAAGTATATTATACAGAGCTATATAAAGTAATTGTAACAAAAGGAAAAGAGTTTCTTCATGTTACTGTTAGTGATTTAAAACCTGAACATATAAAAGAAAGCGAAGATTATGCAGAAAAGATACACACAAACGGAGTGCCCTAAATGCGATTCATCAGATGCCTATACGATCTATGAAGATGGAGCACACTGTTTTTCCTGTAGTTATTCAACTAAAAAGAAAGTAAAAAATATGAATGATTTCAAAGACTTAAGTACTAAAAGCTCAACTAATATGCTAGCTGAGATAAAGAATTTAAATAGCTTTGCAATAATGTCGAGAGGTATTTCAAAGCAAGTGATTGATTACTTCGGAATTAAAATGGCTGTTAGTCCTGAAGGTTTCGGAAGATCACACTACTATCCTTATACTAAGAATGGAACTGTTGTAGCATACAAAGAAAGAATATTACCTAAATCATTTCAAATTCATGGTGACTTTAAAGATACAGAATTGTTCGGTCAAAACTCTGCGTCTGGTGGTAAGACATTAGTTATTACTGAAGGTGAGCTTGATGCATGTGCTGTAGCTCAATCATTCTTA